CGAACCACAACTATCGAGGTATAGAGTATGATTTCAGTATTAGACGTAGAGACCAGTTTTCAAATCGTGGATGGCAAAGTAGATCCACTTCCTTTCAATCCTAACAATTGCTTAGTTAGTATTGGAGTTAATGATGAGTATTATTTTTTTAATCACAATCACGAGAGCTTTGATATACAATCTAATCACAAGGCAGTTCAAGATATACTAGATAAGACTACACTACTTGTTGGCCACAACATTAAGTTTGATTTAGTGTGGCTACTGGAGTCAGGATTTAAATACACTGGCAGATTGTACGATACCATGATAGGTGAGTATATATTACTTCGTGGATTAAGAAAGCCACTATCATTAAAAGATATATGTAAACGCAGAAGTATATCTCAGAAGTCAGATGCAGTAGATGACTATATGAAACGCAAGATATCATTTGAAGATATACCTGTGAGTATTATTGAAGAGTATGGTAGGCAGGATGTGGTATCTACACGAGCTTTGTTTAATGCACAGATAGTAGATTTTAAGAAAGAAGGTAACAAACCCTTACTTAAATCAGCCAAAATGATGAATGAATTTCTACCAGTGCTTGCAGATATGGAAATAAATGGCATAAACATTGACCTAAATGCATTGAATGCTGTGGAGCAAGAGTTTAAAGAAGAGTTTGGCAGACTGGCACAGGAAATAAAAAAGATTATCAGAGAGAAGATGGGAGATACGCCTATCAATCCTGCTAGCACAGAGCAATTATCTTGGTTAATCTACTCTAGAAAAGTTATAGATAAAAAAAAGTGGGCAGAGACATTTAACATAGGCATAGATAAATTTACCAAGAGAAAGAAACGCAGACCCACACTATCAAAGTCTAAGTTTAGAGATTTAGTAGCATTAAACACAAAAACAATTAAGCAGACATCAGCAGCACAGTGCAGTCACTGTGAAGGTAAAGGTTTAATTAGAAGATTTAAAGTTAATGGAGAACCATTTAAGAATCTTACAAAGTGTCCTCAGTGCAATGGAGAAGGAGTAATTTATCTACAGCTTAACAGAACTGCAGGTTTTAATCAGATGCCTGTTGGTGTGTCAGAGGTAGCAGAGGGTGGGTTTAAAACAGATAGAGATACATTGAAGAAGTTATCTATGAGGGCGCAAGGAGATATGAAAGAGTTTGTTGATTTAATTATCAGATACAATGCCATAGATACATATCTAAATACATTTGTAAATGGTATAAGAGATCATGTAAATGAGGATAGTGTATTGCATCCTAAGTTTATGCAGTGTGTTACAGCTACAGCAAGACTATCAAGTCGTGATCCCAACTTTCAGAACCAACCAAGAGGTAATACTTTTCCTATTCGTAAAGTTATATCTTCCAGGTTTAAGGGTGGTAAGATTATGGAGATAGATTTTTCACAATTAGAATTTAGGACTGCTGTATTCTTAGCACAGGATAAGCAGGGCATGAAAGATATCGATGATGGTGTAGATGTACATCAGTTTACCGCAGATACTATTGGAGTAAGTAGGCAAGATGCAAAAGCACATACATTCAAACCTTTGTATGGTGGCATGTCAGGTAGTGATAGTGAGAAAAGATACTACAAAGCATTTCTTGAGAAGTACAAAGACATAGCAAAGTGGCATGAGACTTTACAAAGTACAGCTATAGAGTTTAAGAAAGTAAAGCTACCATCAGGTCGTGAGTATTCATTTCCGTATGCACAAAGACAGGCATGGGGTGGCTCTAGTTACTCCACACAGATAAAGAACTATCCAGTTCAAGGTTTTGCAACTGCTGATATAGTACCCATAGCATGTATCAATGCTTACAAAATGATGAGAGATAAGGGTGTAAAAAGTTTATTAATAAATACTGTGCACGATTCCATAGTTGTAGATGCACACCCAGATGAGGTAGAATTAATGACTGATCTACTAGACAAAGCAACTAGAAATGTTATTGATTCTTTGTATGACTTTTATAAAGTTGAGTTCAATGTACCACTTGACACGGAGCTAAAGATAGGCGATAATTGGTTAGAAATGAATGAAGTTTCTTTAAAAAAGGAAAGGATAGTAATGTGAAAAAACTAGAAAGATTTATATTTAGCCTGTTTGATTTGTTAGTATTTTTGGTAATATTTATATTAGTAATTATTAATATAATTACTTGACATTTATGGTAAATTGTGATAGGAAGGAGGTAGTATGTCACAAATCTTAAAAGCATTAGTAGATCGTTATAACTCTCAGATATCTGAGGCAAAGGCAACGCTTGAAATTTACTTAAATAATTCTGTTGGTATTGGAGAACATCCTCAACACATTGATGAAGTAGATAAACAAATACAAAAGATAGCGTCCGCCAGAGATAATCTTATGGCGATTGAAGAGATAAAAGATATATAATTAATAATAAGGAGGTCGCATGACTAATAATGAAATATCAAACATAGATGGTCTGTCACAAGAACAGATTATGTCTATGATTGGACAAGAGAAATCTTCTACTGGTAACTTCTTACCGAAGCTAGCCATAAATAGATTTCCAGAAAATGATGATGGGGCAGAGGTACCAGTGGGATCATACGGTGTTTACGTTCCTGAATTAGATAGCATGGCTTACGGAAAGCCTGTTACATTTAGGCCATTCATGAATGCATATCAGTACATGAAGTACGATGCAGAGAAGAATGAGTATAGCAACAGAAGTATAATCTTTAAGTCTTGGAAAGATGAGGCCATAGATATACAAGGTGGTATACGCTGTGGCAAAATACCTGCAAAGGAACTGGCTAATCTTTCTGATGAAGAAAGAATGAAACAGAAAGCAATAAAGTGCTATCGTTTAGTTTATGGTCTAGTTTCTTTTAAAGGTAGCCTTCCAGGTGGAGCTGATGCAGAGGTAACTAACTTACCTGTATTGTGGAAAGTAACAGGCAGTAACTTTAAACCTGTTGGAGAGGCAATAGAAAGTCTTAGACGCAGAGGTAAGGTGATGTTTAATCATACGCTTACACTTAAAAGTAAAAAGAAAAAGGCTGGAAGTAATGTATTCTATGTGTCTGATATAAGTGTAGACTCAGATGAAGTACAGTTTTCTGATAAAGAAAAAGAAATTCTTCTTGCTTTCCAAGATACTATCAACACAGAAAATGAGGAGATAGTAGAACTTTGGAGACAAGCCAAGAAAGCTGAACCTGTATCCGTACAGGCGGTAGAGGCAGAGTTTGATGATGATCCTATTGAAGTATTGTCGTCATGAGTTCGGACATCCTAGAAAAAGTTAGGGTGTTTTTGGAGGCTGCTAATAAAGATGCAGTCGAGGTATCCGATGACTTGATCACTCAGTTTGGTGACGCTTGCATGGAATCATTCCGCAAGCAATTCACTGACCAAAGAAATAAAGAGTTTGGTCTTAGAGCATCAAGCATCGGACGACCTCTGTGTCAATTGCAGATGGAGAAGAAAGGTATTAAAGGTGAGTCGCAACCATATAATGTTAAGATGAGAAATTTATTTGGAGATCTTATAGAGCAAGCGGCAATGATTATTATGAAAGCATCTGGTGTAGAAATACAATCAGAGCAAACAAAGACTGAATATAAACTTGATGATGTTACTGTAAATGGTACTCTTGATGTGGAGATTGAGGATAAGGTATGGGATATTAAAAGCGCATCACCATGGTCATTCACTAATAAGTTTGGAGAGAATGGTGGCTTTCATGCAGTAGCAAGTGATGACTTGTTTGGATATCTAGCACAAGGATATATATATGCAGAGTCTAGACAAAAACCTTTTGGAGGTTGGATAGCTATCAATAAATCAACTGGAGAATGGGCACTAACTGAGGCTCCTTTAGCTGATGATGAATACAAAGAACATGCATTGAGTACTATTGATAATAATATTAGAGCTATAAATTTAGATAAGAAATTTAAAAGATGTTTCAAAGCCGAAGACGAATACTTTAGAAAACAAAAGACAGGTAATAAAGTATTAGGAACGGCATGCGGTTTCTGCCCTTACAAGTTTCCTTGTTGGGGAGAAAACTTGCAGCTGCTACCACAACAGCAGTCGCAAGGTAAAAACCCCAAGTGGGTTTGGTATACTGAAGTCAATAATCCTAGGGTAGAGGACGATGGCTACTAGTGTACGCAGTCGAAAAGCCAAGGGGCGAAGGCTACAAAACTGGGTTAGGGACGTGCTATTAAGTACGTTCCCTAACTTAAAGAAAGACGAAGATATTTCTTGTGCTATCATGGGCGAATCAGGTATTGATGTTAAGTTATCTAGATTTGCACAAGGACTATTTCCATTTTCTATTGAGTGTAAAAACAAAGAAACATGGAAAGGTTTGTATGATGCATATGACCAAGCAATATCTAATGCTAACTTAGAGCCTGTTGTGGTATTGAAGATGAATAAAAGAGATCCATTGATTGTGCTTGACTTTAAAAAGTTTGTTGCTATAATCAAAGAATCAAACATGAAAACTAACTTAGGAGACTTATTATGATGGTTACATTTCCACAAGGAATAACTGATGAAGAAATAGAAACTTTATCAGAACAAGCACAAGAAGAGGTAGACACTGCCTTACATGACTTAGCAGTCAAAAGAAAAAAGTTAATAGAAGCTGGCGTGCCAGAAGAAGATAAAGAAATAAGAGAGCTTGATGCTCTGATTGAGGTTATATAATGGACTTTGATAAACCAATAGATATATTTCAATCTGTATCTGTAATTATAACGCCACATGATAAAGGATTTACATGTGGCATAATAGATCCAAAGTCACCTGATGATAGAGATGTGTGCTCTTATATAGCAAAAGGTTTGGTTCGTTTTGTTACATCAAATCCAGACCTCATATACGAAGAGGGTATGTATGGATTTAAAGAAGATGAGTCCGAACCAAAAGAAACGGACCTAGATAATGTTATAGATATTTTAACTTGGAAAAAAGGAGACTTACACTAATGACAACTCACTTAGTAATAGGAGACCCCCATTGTACACCTAGTGCTAGTAATGAAAGATTTACTTGGGCAGGACGAATGGCTAAAGATTTAAAGGTAGATAAAGTTATTTGTATGGGAGACTTTGCTAGTATGGATTCTATGTCTAGCTATGATAAAAAGAAGAAATCTTTTGAGGGTAGGAGATATAAAAAAGATATAGAGCATACACATGACGCACTACAAAAATTCAATGATGGTCTAGGCAAGTATGAGCCAGAGATGCATATGCTACTGGGCAATCATGAAGATAGGATTGATCGTATGGTAGAGGATAATCCAGAGCTTGAAGGTCACATGACTATAGATGATCTAAAGTATCCTGAATATGGATGGCATACCTATGATTACAGATATCCTGCTGTGATCGATGGAGTATACTACTCCCATAACTTTCCTAGTGGTGTTATGGGCACAGCTATATCAGGTGAGAACATGGCCAGATCTTTAGTAAATAAAAATAAAGTATCTTCTACCGTTGGGCACTCTCATCTATTAGATTATGCTATTGCGTCACAGCCATCTGGTAAAAAGATAATGGGATTATCTGCAGGTTGCTACTTGACTCATAGAGAAAAGTACGCATATAACACACAGAGACTATGGTGGTCTGGATTAATTGTAAAACGAAATGTAAAAGGTGGGGAGTATGATATTGAGACTGTCCATATTAGCGAGGTAAAGAAAAGATATGGAAGACGTAGTTAACTTTCCTAAACATTATCGCCAGTCAAAGACTGAGACTATTGATCTAATCAAAGAGTCAATGACTACTGAAGAGTTTCATGGTTATCTCAAAGGTGCATGTATGAAATACATGTCAAGGTACAAGTATAAAGGACAGCCTGTTCAAGATTTAGAGAAGGCAGAATGGTACTTGAGGAGATTAATCGTAGAAGTTTTAGAACAAGATGTAGAAAAGCAACAAAAGGAGTATCCAGATGAATAGAATGTAGCAAATAACGTTTAACGGCCCATATCTAAACGTATAATACAAAGTGATATGGCCTGGTATGTTGGTATCAAAACATACAAACTTGCTCATATTTGAGCGTCTCAGAAAGAAAAATTTAATAAAAGGAGAATAAAATGGCAGAAAAACAACAAGAGCCACAGAATTTAGATAAACAATATATTATATCTGGATCTCAAGTTCAAAGCATACTTCGGTATCTATTTACAAGACCTTATGGAGAAGTAGTACAGGGTATTGAAGTGCTATCAAAAGGATTAAGAGAACTTGATCCTAATATAGGTGCTGACTTTGTAGCAAAACCTGCAGACAATGCCAAGAAGTAACTCAGAACTTTTTACCATGAAAGTTTCTCTGACTAACAATAGTCAGATAGCAATTGATCTTGACTACATTCAGCCAAGTATGCTAAAAGATTCGTTAGAAGATATAGATGAAATTTTTTATGCAAACTTATTGGCGAGTGTGGTCAAGCATTGCATTGAAACAAGTCAACGACTTAATGGTGATATTAAACAATTAATTGAAAGGATATAATGAATAACGTGGCAAGAGCTGAAGTCCCAAATAGAATGAGAAGTACAACTATCCGTATGAATATAGACGATAGAAGAGTGTTAGCAATAGTAGACTACACTGTAAATGAGTTAGGCATTTTGCCTATGGCTGTGTGGATTAAGGTAAGACCAACAGAGTCTACTTTAGATAGAGAACTGAGGGCATCAGGTAAGATGATATCTTTATTACTACAGTATGGCTGTAGCTTTAAGGAAGTAGCAGAAACTTTAACTAAGGATTCAATAGTAGGCTCTGCTGTAACCTACTTACATAAAAATCTTGAAAGTATTTTAAGTGGGGAGCAAGGGGATAAGGTTCCTAGATTAAATACAGATCCGTATAAAATTAAGGATGTGGGTTAGACTTCAGGAAGAATTTCAGGACCATACTGATCAAGTAACTTTTGTTTTCTTTTTCCTAAAGGATCGTATGGGTCAGGTTTTCTATAGCTTTCCTGTAAAGTTTCAAAAAGATCTTTCTCTGATTTTTCTAATGACATATGTAAATATGCACGCATTTTAGCAAATGCCTCTTCTTCGGCATCTTTTAATTCTTGTTCAGTTGGTTCACGATCTGTTCCAAATCTTTGTTGAAAACCATATCTTGCAATCTCCTCAATATTATCATAAAAATAAGTTACATTAGGTGAGCCATCTTCATCCATTATTTTGCTAATATCAAATGCGTCTTCGTCTGCTGGCAATCCTGGTGATACTGCGGATGGTCTCATAGGGTTTCGCATAGCTGTTTCTTCTTCTTCATCTTTATCTCCAAAGAAAAACTTCAGTAACTTTTCACCACCAGATTCTTTGTCTGGAGTTGCTGGGTTTCTAAAAAAGAATCCTGCAGGTTCTGCTTTACCTATCTCAACATTCTTTGCACCCTTCTCAGCCTTCTTAATTGGCTTAGTTACGAGAGATGCTTTTGCCATACCTTTAAAAAAGAACTCATTAAAATCTTTATTTCTGCCAGTTAAAGGTTTCATATTGCCTGACTCTGGATCTCTGAAAGATCTCTTGTATTCTTTCATCATAGTTGTTTCATCTCCAGCAAACAGTGCCTCTGTAAATTTAGGAAAGGCTTCAAGACTTCCTAAATTAAATTGCATATCTACTAGCATTTGTTTACGCCTATCATCAAGATCTAAAAACTGTCTACCAAACGTATTTGTAAGTTGATCGTATGCTTTCGAGAGATCTCTTTTTAATATTTCATTTGCTTGTTCTATAGTTAAATTTTCAATATCGTAACCATAAACTTTTCCTAATTCACGTTCTTTATCTGTTAACTTGTGCCCGTATGCTATAGTTTTATTGCCACCTTCTGCAGAATCATGCTGTAACATTGAGGTGTCTCCAGCCAATAACTTAGCGTTCTCTACTTTCTTCATGTATTTTATAAAATCTTCATCCTCATCTGCTTGTGGTATTTTTACAAGTTCTGGTTCAGCTTTTTTACCACGTTTAAATGCCTGTCTTTTTTGAAGTTTACTTGGTTCTTTTGGATCTTCAAATTGTTTTTCACTTAAATCATCAACATACTTTGTAGTTATCATTTCATCACCATAGCCTGGAAATTTCATAAGACCACTAGTAGTCTTAGCATCTAGTATGCTAACCTTGCCCTCTCCAGTTGGCACTACAAGTTCAGCACCTTTTTCTCCAACAAGTATTGGGCCACTTACTTCTTTATCTTTCACACCATCAGCTGCATACTCAACAGGTCTCATTACCAAACTACCACTTTGAGGTGTCTCTTGTCTTTCAGTACGCATGCCTGTTTGTTTTTCTTTTGTAGTTTCTTCAGATGATTTAACTGTGTCTCTAGTTTCAGCAACTCTAGATCTTGATGCTTTCTGTAAATTTTGCATCATATTAAATACTTGATTTTTGTCTACAACATAATCTGGTTGTGGAGTATCCGTTAAACTTTTTTGTGTGCTAACATCAGGTGTCGTATCAAGTACATTAGATGCAGGTGCCATAATACTTTGACCAACAGGCGTTCGCTGTATTAAACTTTTATCTAAATCTCTTTGAGTAAATATTCTTTTTGGTGCTAATGTGTCTACCATGTTTGCTCCTAGTTCAGTAATGGATTTGATTGCATAGCTTTTAGTTCTTCTATCTTTGCATCAAGATATTCTAATGCAGCCCCATTAATTTTGATATCACCTTTCAGTGCTTCCAATTGTTTTATAATATCAGATAAATCTACTTCTTGATTTATTACAAACTCTGTATTTTCTAACTGTGCTATCCTATTATTAAACTCACCCCACGCCATAAAGCCTCCACCAATGGCTCCAATAACGCCTGCGAGTGCGGCATAACTAGCTAGTTTATTGAATATTCCTTGCATTTAATAACTCCTTTAATTTTTTATATGCTTCATTTGTTTTTTGTTTTGCATTGTTTACTTTAATTTGGTACTGCACTACAGGATCTGTACCTGCTATACTTACTTGTGCAACGTAAATAGGTTTACTGTAGCTAGCAAGGCTAGCTTGTAGAAAAAAATCTTGATTGCCTGATGGCAATTGCCTAGTATCAAACAATGCTAAATTAGTATTAAAGTAAGATGACATATCAGGTTCTTGAGATATCATTTCTCTACTGACCACTTCATTTATAACCGTTAGTGTTGCATCTATTTGTTGTGCAACATTTTTTATTTTACTTTGTATAGCCTGTTCAATCTTTGCAACCTTAATATCTAGATCAACTTCCACGTCTCCTTTAGGTTCTGTTCCTGGCTCTTCTGCAACTTCTGTAGGTCCTTCTTCAATTGGCTCCTCGATAACTTCTTCTTGTTCGGCAACTTCTGTTGTTGGTTCTGGTTCGTTTGCAGTAGGCTCTTCGCTACTGGGTTGCTCTTCAATTTCACTTGCTATCTCTTCTGTTGGTTCTTCTTCGATAACCTCTTCTTGGATACTTTCTTCTTGTACGACTTCTTCTTGGATTGTTTCTTGCACTGACATACTGGGTTCTTCTTGCATAGGCACAACTTCTTCTTCAACCATGGCAATTTCTTCCATAGGCTCTTCAAAATATTCTTCAACTTCATCTATAAACTCCTCTTGCATTTCGTCTGTAAATTCTTCTACAAACATTGTTTCAGGCACTGCCTCATATATCTCTTCAATTACTGGTATTTCTTCAAACATTTCTATTGGTGGTAGAGCATCAAACATTTCTATTTCTTCTACCAACATAATGTCTTCTGGAAAAAAGACTTCCAATTCAGGCTCTTCGTAATAGTCAGTTTGAAAGTAATCCTCTTCAAAAAAAAATTCATCAAGTGCTAAAATTTCAAATGTATCTTCTTCTATTATAATTTCATCTTCAAAGATATCATTAAACTCATAGTCTATCTCCACATACTCAGGTAAAAATGTATCTTCTGGCACTTCAAAGTCAACTATAATAGTATCTATCTCTTCAATAATATCCTGAACATCTTCTATCTCTTCCTGACCTGGGCATGTTGGTGGTGTCTGTTGCCAACAATATGTTATCTCACTTATAGTAGTACTAGATAAAGCGGTATAGTCTATCCTGGCTGATGGGTCTCGCACATCCACGCCAGCATGGCCTCCGTTATACCCTGCTTGATTGTCGTTTACGATATCAAAATCAAACCTATAGGTTGCGGTGCCGTGTGTCATATTGGCATCAGGATTAACTACTAAAATATTACCATATGGATTTACCTGATAGCTAGAGTTTGTGGTGTCTTCAAAAGTTGTGCTTTGTGTTGTGGTGTCGATACCGTTACTAATAGATTGCGTCATTGTAACAGTAGATTCAACCTGATTCCACCACCTAATATTAGCTGTAAAGTTTGAAGTAAAACCTAGTTTTAGTTCTTCTAGTGAAACATAATCTTCTGAGTCTATTGAAGTTTCTGCATACTTGCCATCTTTGCCAGTCAACCAAGTTGAGTGATTAAGATCAGAATTATCTGGAAACATAGTACCATTCCAAGTACCATCAGCAAAATCTTGGCTTATCAAGTTATTACTAGTAACAGGATTACCTGTTGTCACAGTTGTGACAGTAGTAAAATCTCCCACATTGGGTGTGTCAGGTATGACAACTACATCAGCACGACTAATGACCGAGGTTAATACGATTGCCGTTACCGTCAGTAATAATTTGTTCATCTGGGTTAGCCTCTTGTTCTAATTCTACTGCAATTTTATTATCAACTCTTTGCATATAATTAAGAGCCTTAGTATATTCTTCGTAGTCTGGTCTTTGTTGTTCGTATTTATTCCATTCAGCTAAAGCTTCACTGCCTATGCGTCCGTTAAAGGGACAGGGCGTCCCCGCCATAACCATGCTCTGAAATACTCTTGCATCTTGGCATAATATAGCAACAGCACTAACCTTCATATTAAAATCAAAAAGAAGTTTAGCCAGTTTCATACGTTCACAATTCATATCACGTTTAGTAATACCAATACTGCCGCCTATAAGTGGCTTTTGTATTCCTATACCAACGCCAACAGTACACAGATCTTGAGACATAGCAGAGATGCCAGGAGCAGATGCTGAAGGCACAGTTCTAGTGTCTCCTGTATAGGAGTTGTTATTGTTGTTGGTTGTATTGGTTGTACTTGTAGTTTGAGAAGATCCTGATTGATAGTTTGTTGTTGCTTCACTGTGATATCCTCCTGTTATAGCCGTATTACTTGATGATGATCCAGAAGTTACCTGATCATTTGTGGTACTACCAGCACCAGTTACGTCTGCCATAGCAGAATCCATTAATGCGCTAAAGGCCCACAACATACAGACTGTAATAACTACAGCTACGCCTATACTTCTAATCATACTTCTTCTCCGTATCTGCTTTCGCAATAAAATTCAAAACTTTTTAATTGGTTAGGGTAGTCCAGAACATGTTGCTTTAACAGATCAATTTTATTCTCGTGAATATATTCATGACAACTCCAGTCATCATTAAACTGTTTAAGTTTATACTCTCTCTCCACTAGCACATCTGTACCATGAAACATCAACATTACCGTAATTACCCAATACATTATTTTTTAACTAACGATCCTCCAAAGTATAAACCTATAATAGCAGCAACTAAGTTAGTATCTAGTGGTGTAATTACTATACCTTTATGTGCCATAGGCACCCACTGCATTACATCTTTACCTTCAAAGAATAAGAAGCCTGGCTTCCATTCTGTATATCCTACAATAACATGAGCATCAGGACTAATTAATGGTAGTATCTTAGGTAGAACTACAATAGCAAATATAGCAGTTAATGCTATGATCCTTCTAGTCCACTGAAATCCTACGTTCTCATATTCTCTAGCTTCTTTAAAAGCTGCAGTCTGTACTTCAGCTCGTTGCAATAACATCTTTTGTTCTGCTTGTTTTGCTTTTATGCTTTGTGACCATATACTCATGATGCCACCAAGTACGGTAGACCCTAGCATAGTTATCATTTCAAATGGCATTTTTATCTCCTCTATTCTGAACCTGGCGGATATGCCAGTTTAATATTATTATTATGTATAACTGATCTTATAAAATCATCTCTTGTCATATTGTATCTTTCACCATAGGCTTTTAATCTGCTTAATACGGTGTTACTTTGAACTTCCATTCTGTTTACAACCTTTTCTATAAACTGTTCTTGGGTATATCCTAAATCTATAGCAGCATCTGTAAAGAACATAATGCTTTCATAGAAACCATCGTATCCATTATCTGCTGCTTGTGTTACTAATGCATCAATTTTATCTCTATGGTTCATACTAATCTTTGTACTTTGCCATATACTTTTTAATATAATTGATTCTTCAAAAGAACGACCACCTAAATATCTTTTCCAAAATCCTCCAATGTCTCTCTCTATCTGCCCATACATTTTTTTATATGGATTGCTAACAATATATCTACCATTTTTAAACTCCATATATCTACCTCTAGCTTCAGTTATAGGCTCACCTTTTAAAGGTGATTCTCTTTCAAATCCTGGAACTGCAGAAAACATAGCCTGAGAGGATACACCAGCAAATCTTCTTTCAACTTCTGCTAATAAAACAGGAGGTGATGTTGCTTTTAAAAATTTGTATATATCAACATCAGTTAATCTGCCAGTAGCTCCCTTCATAACCATGTTAAAAGTATTACCTATAACACCTTCATTTGTTTTTGAAGTATAACCAAATAGAAAATCTAATGTTGGTAAACTAAATATGTCTCCTACTCCAATGCCTGGAGCTGCTAGTGTTGAAGACACATCAGCATTTACTAATGCAGAAGGCACTCCAAACTTTTGCTCTATTGGTATATCTAATTTTAAAACCATTTCTGTGTATTCTGGTATTCTATATTGACCAGGATTTTTTACACCAGCAGCTTTTAATCCACCTTGTACTGCTTTATCCATTTGCTTTAATAGAAAATCAATTTGATTAACAGCCATAATGCCAAACATTCCAGCTGTCATTACCATACTTACAGCATGCATCATCAAAGGAGTTGCCTCTGCTGAAAATGACCCTTTTGCAAAACCTTTTAAACCACCACCATGTTTTTGTATACCTTTAGAGTATGTTCTTGCATACTGTGCAACTTGTCCAAAGTAGTTGTGTTGAAATGTTTTAAATAAACCAAACAAAGATCCTATAGTTCCTAAACCCTGGTGAGTGTACATCATTGGTCTATTAGTAAAGTTATATTCAACCATCATGTTATCTGTCATCCACTTTGCAGTATTAAACATATTTTGTTTACCATTAGCTACATCATATTTACCACTCTTTAAGAAAGAATAGTTCATGGCTAATGCAGTTAATCTACTATGCCTCTCTGCCATTTCTGATAATCTTTTACCAGTGCTACGTTCCCAAATTTTTGTTCTTATTTCTTCAGACATGGTTCTAATTCTTTCACCAGTCCGTGCATCAATACCAAATTCTTTTAAAAATTTAGTATCAATAGTACCACTTTTAATTGCATCAGTAATTAACTCTCTAAATTCTTTTGTTGGTTTAAAGGGTAAATAAGATCCTTCAACCATAGCCTTACCAACATCACCTTTAATTCCATACTCTACTTTCATAAACTGTAATCTTTGTGCACCCATTTGATATGGCTGTACAATTTGTGAGTATAAGAATCTTGGGTTAAAAAATAGTAATGCTTTATGCAGCGTAAAAGAGTTAGCATATTGTATTGCTTTTTGAAAAGTTCCAGGGCTACCAAATTTTTTAAATATAGCAGAGTCTGCTATTGTCTCTATTAACTTGTCTCCTTTTTTAGCAAAGTAACTAGCATCTCTACCAAAAGCATTATCTACATATTTTTTAGCAAATGAAACTTGTTGTGGTATTAAATCATTAAACTTACTTCTGCCACCTATTACAGGTTCTATTCTTCCTCTAAATCTTATAGCCTCTGCACCTCTTATAGCACCATCAATATAACCAATGTATGCATCAGTAAAGTCTTCTAACAATCTACGACCTTCTTTACCAGTGCCTACATATCCACCTACATCTTTTCTTGCTACTTTTCTAGCACCAAAACCTCTTGCAGCTAAGTAATCAACTTGTGCTTCTTTAAGTAATGCAGCTACATCTGGATTTTTTTTATCCCATAATCTAATTGACTCATCAAAAGATAGATTCATATTTTCTCTTCTACCAACTGATAAATCAGATTTTAATTCATAGTTAACAACATGATTTTTGTATTGAGGATTAGCTTTTATAAATGTATCATAAATGCCATACACTTCTTTTTCAGTTTTACCAGCTATAGCATGAATCATTTGCCCTTCTTTGCCAGGCTCTTTAATATATATTCTATGCCTACCATTCCAAACTCTAGGAAAATAGTTAGGTCTTTCTGGTATTATAGTAGCACCAACTTCTGGATTTTCTTTTACAGATCTGTTGTGATATATTCTAGCTTCTGCAAGTCCTCTATCTAAGTTTCTAATAATATCTACTTCTTGTTTAGTTAACTTAAACTCTGATGCCATTCTATCATATGTCATTTGGAACACATAAGATCCGTCCTCTCTCTTAGACAATAATAATTTTTCTACTTTTTCTTTCTTCGCTTTTTTACCGCCTGCAGCTAACATGGCTCTTTTCTCCATGATAACCTCACGTTTTACCATAGCTTTTATAATTCTATTAGCTGTCTCTACTCCTTCTTTTTTACCTTTTTGTTTTAGTAATAATTCAAATTGAGTCCAGGCACCTTCTTTACTTTTAAAAGTTTTTATTTTACCAAGAACATTACCAAAACTATACAGCACACCACCTTGTGTTATGCCAGGATTCTCTTCAATAAATCTAGTTTTATCTGGCTTGTAAGTAGGATCTATTAATCGTTTATATAGTATGTCATCTTTACCTGCTTCAATAGCACGTTGAGTATTTTTAACACCAGTAGTTACAAATCGCATGAAAGCATTTTTTGATGGGTCTCCTGCAAGTTTAGCAGGTAATCCAAATGTTTCTGCAAAATTAAATATCTTACCAGTAAGCCCACCTATTTTACCAGTTAAATCTACTTCAATAGGATTGCCTTGTTTGTCTAACTTAATTTTACCTTTTGTATCTAATAGCGCATTCTCAAGTTCTTTAAAATGTTTAAAGGGAGACTCACCTGGATCTGGTCTTAAGTTAATACTAGCAACTGCAAGTCTACCCATAGCCTTTTGGGTTTTATCTATAGCTTTTTGATAAGATGTAAGTCTTTTATTTAAATTATTTTCTTTTTTAGTTTTAAGTTCTACTATCTTTGGTAACAATTCTTTTGCCCAAGCATCACTTTTTTTTCTAGATTTAGCTATTGCCTGTATCTGACTAAGTTTAACTTCTACTTTAGCACCATCTCCTAAAAATTTTAAACCATATCTTTGTGAAAGATCTCTAGCAATACTTACATTTTCTGCAGCAACCTTACTGTTACTAGTTCTAGCTGATAGTACTAAGTTAAGTTCATCAAAAGATGATTTTGGTTTTTTTACTTCTGGTGTTTTTCTAGTAGGCACAACATTTTTAGTTCTAGCATTTATGTGTACAGTTAAATCTAAAAATTTACCATCTAAAATAACTTGGTCTCTAGGTATAGACACTTTTTCTGTTACTGGTTTTTCTCCTTTAGTAACATCAATCTCTTCTTTTTTTGTTTCTGGTTTGGTTCTTTGAAAAGGTATTAGTTCTTTACCATTTTCAATAGCACGTTGCGTTGCTTTAGTTGCTATTAAAGGTTCAACGTTACCAGTATCTCTCATTACCTTATCACGTTTATCTCTTTTAGTTAGTTCTTTTTTTGATAACTCAGCAAACTCAAAAGGTAATGGTTCTATTTCTTTATGGTATCCCTTACCATTAGTTTTTATAAACTTAGTTAATGGCTCTGCATGTGCAGACAATCTAGCACTATCGTGAGTAATGGACGAATATGCAGGTGTGGATGTAAATGCAGCTTTAGGGGGAGCAGTAAATGCACCTTCACCTTGTCTTTTAAGACCTATCATAGGTCCAGCAAAACCTAATCCTGCAAGTGTAATAGCACCAGATATAACTTCTGTTGTGCCACCCCCATGCATTTTAGCAGATGCAGCACCAATAGCACCTAATGCTATAGATCTTGTTGCCCAACCATTTAACTTACCTACACTACCAAATGCAGCACCTTCTATGGCACCCATTGCAGTGTTACTAAATACTTTTGCCCAAGGCTGTTCGTATGAGCCTAAGAATCCTACTGTACCAAATGCAAGTGCAGATCCACCAACAACTGCACCAGGAATACCAACTGCAGCTAGTCCTCCTATGGCTGCCGCTGTATAGGCACCATATTCAGCTATCATTATAGGTGCACCAGCAAATCCTGCAACAACTTGTTCTGCTATTGTATCAGGAACATAGTCTTGACCTAAGTTAAACATATGTTCAGGGCCAAGAGTTTCTGCAGTATCTCTTAAATAATCTTCAACACTATCTATACCTGCTAAAAGATTAAAAGAAAATTGTTTTATAGAACTTTCATCTAATGAATTTTTAAATTTTTCTTTTTCAAGAAACTGTTTCTTTAATGCTTCTCTTTCTGCTAATGTACCTTGGTTGGTATCTAAAGCTATATTTTCTCCATTAACATAATCAAACTTCCATTGATCAGGATTGTATCCTAATTTTTCTAAAGTATAATCTGCTAAAGAATCTGTCCATCCAGGTATACCACTAAAGTTATATACTGCACCAGACACGGCACTAGAAAATCCATACTTTGCAGCCTTACCTAATTCAGTAGTCTTAGGCTCTTCCATAAATGGCATGTAATCTAAGTTTAACTTTTCTTGTATAGTTCCTGCATCATCACTAAAGTAATTAACTTTTTCTAATACAGGATAGCTATATCCAGGTGCATTATATAGAACTCTATTTTCACGTTCTTCAAAAGGTACCTCTGTGATACTCTTAATCTTACCGTATTCGGCCATGTACTACTCTCTATCTTTTACTAGTTTTTGTATTTTAGGTAGTTGTTTTATTAAATCTTTTCCAATAGTATTATAGAATCTTAAGTCTATACCATATTGTTGTGTTGGATCTTTCACATTTCTTTGATCTTCTGGATAGTCAGATGCTTTTGGCTTTTCTCCTATTGAGTTAACAAAAGATTCCCAAGCTGACATATTTTCTTTAGCCCAATTTATTAATTCTGGATTAGTTACAAATGGAGCACCTCTACCTTGACCCTCTTTTATTGTTAATTCAGGCGGTAAGAAATTTTCATAATTATCTCTATTTATACTTTCAGGTAATATTTCTGTTTCTTGTTTTTTTTCTGTTATTTTTTTACTATCTTCATACGCTTTAAATTCTTCATCAGACATAACTAAGAATGGTTTTATAGCTTCCATACCACCAGAGTTTAATATTATTTGTTCTTTTAAATTTTCTCGTGCTTGTGCTTCCATACTAGAAAATATACCAGAGTTTCCTGGTTTTAATTGTGTAATACCGTCTGGACCATACACACCAAATAAATCTCTAGAATCCACCACATCAATAGTTTCATATATATCTTTTGTATCTACAACTTGTAAACCTCCATCAGATAATATTTGAGGATTAATAGCACCTGTTATTTGCTTATCTACAAATGGCGACTCTTCATTTTCTTTAACTGGCACAGTTACTTTTACGTTAAACTGATCATCATCTCCAACATTTACAAATCTATTAAATAGATCATAGTAACCTTGCCTACTATATTCTAATTTAGCAGTTTCCCTAAATTGATTTTCTATATTGTGCACCACACCTCTTAAAGGTACATCTACTCCATTTACGTCTATCATTTTTTCTTGATCAGTTCCTTGTATTGTAAAACCAGCTACTGCCTCTTTAAGTGCTTGAGATTCTGGTGCCAATGGGTCTCTCATAGCTTGATCTTTTAATGCATTAACACGATCAAGCACTGCTCTATCTAGTGCAGTTAAAGAGTTTATTACACTATCTCTAGTTATTCTGCCATTTGCTCGTAGTATATCAATAGCTTCATCTGTAGTTTCAACATTTCCATTTTGTAACTTTATAGTTTTTGCAGTGTCTAATAGATAACTAAATTTGTATCTTTCTCTTAGTAACTCATCTTGATTAGTTACACCAGGTATAGCATTTATTGCTGCCATATTTAAATCCTCTGCACTTAGCACTGGAGACCAGTTAACTGTTTGTGACATTTTTGCTATATCTACACTGGTTAAATCTTGCATAGTTGCTTGATCCACAATATCATTTATGTTAGTCATAAATTGTTCTTGTGAAACTCTGCCTGTTTGGAACTCATCTCTTTGTAAAGTTTTTTCTCTAACCATTCCAGGTTGAACAGTTTTATCTATAAATAATTTTGTATTATTTTCGCCAGCTAAATTAGAAAGTCCTGCATTTACTTGTTTATTATATTTATCTTGTTGTTGTTTTATAATATCTCCAGCAGTAACGTCCTGACCATACGCTTCATAAATACTTTTTATCTGAGGAGTTTCTCCTGTAATATCAGCACCAGGAACAAATTTTCTATCTATGCCTTCTCCAACTATATCACCAAGTAATCCAGTAGATAGTAGAGAATCAATTTCATCAAATCTTTTTGTAATATCTTGAGACTTAAATAGGCCTCTATTTCTTGTATATAAAAGTGCTAAGTCGTCTTCTTTATCTGCACCATATCTATCTTTTAAAATATTGTAGTTACTTACCATTAAACTATACGTTTGATTTTGTATATTTGATTCATTAGTAAGTTGATTTCTAGAAGTATTAATTGCATCTGTAACTAATGTAGAATTTACACCTTCTGCTTCTTCAATCGCCTGTTCTTCTTTTTCTTTCTCTTTAGCCATAAGGCCAACTTTTGCACCTAAAGCACCTGTTGCAAGTGGTACTAGTAATCTTTTTAAATCAACCATTATTCATCCTCTTCTTTTGTTGGTCGTGACATTAAACCTTCTGTAGGTTCTTTTTCTTCTGCAGCTTCTTTTATTTTAGTTAAATCTTTTTCAGTTTTTTCAGATAAAAATTTTATAAACTTAGCATCTGCCATACCTACTTCAAAGTCATCTTGTTTTTGATTTCTAGGTTTCATACTAAGCCTTAAGTCTTTAACTTCTGCAACTGTGCCTATAGTTAAAACAGCTTCTGTAACCATCGGTGTTAGTAAAAGAGCCACATCAACAGTATATGCACCAGATTGAAATCCAGCAAATACTATTGATCTTGCAACACCTTCTACAGGAACTCCTGCTTCTAACATCATAATTACGTTTTTAGTATTTTTATCTGTAAATAATCTTTGCATAGTTGCATCTGCAGCTTCTTCTATTGATGTAAATCGTGGCGGTTGTTCCCAAGACCATTTACCAGGAGTATCTGTTAAAGATTGCCCTGGAATAGGAGTGCTAAATTTATCATACGTTGGTTCCATATTATACTCTTCGTCCTGTTTTTACTGTTGCTGATTTTGCTTGAGAGATAGCGTTTCTAAATATTGAATTATATTTACTATAAACTACTTCGTACTGACTTGATACTCTTGATCCAGGTGCCTTAGTCGCTCCTGGAGCAGCCATGCCAGCTGTTTTTATGCCAACTCTACCTCTTAATCTTTTTAATTTTGTACTTGAAGAGCTTTGATCATCTTCAGTAAGATAATTATATCCTGCTCGAATGCCTTCTTCTAAAGCATCATCTCCAAATAAATTAGTAAATGCATCATACCCATCTTCTGCATATTCCCATATTGATTTACCATCACTCATTATAATCTCCTAATTTTAATCTTCATTTTTAGATTCCCACATACCTAAAGCAAATGAACCAATAAACTCTAGTAGTCTGTCTTCTGATTCTTGATCCATAATATCAAATGTTGTAGACCTTTCCATAGCTGCTACTGCTAAGTTGTGAGATCTATTACGATCATTTTCTGAAGTTGAGTTTGCCCAAGATGCTTCATCTCGCCATTGTTGCCAAAGTGCATTCATAGCATAATTAGATATATCTAGTGCCGCTTGTGCATCAGTCTGATTGGCTGCATTTACAGCTGCTGTATTAGCTGTATTAATAGCACGTCTCCACTCAACATTACTTTGATCTATTATTCTTTGATTATCTACATTAAATTTTTCTCTAGCATCTTTTACAGTAGCATTAAATTGATCTGCTGTTTGTGCTCTAGATGCATTAGCTTCAGCAACAGCTGTAGCATTTTGTGCATTTAAAGCATTAGCTTTATTAACTTCTGTTTCATTAAATTTTTGTATTGCATCAAATCTTTTTGCATTTGATTCATCTATAGATGCATTTAAGTTTGCAAAAAATTGATCAGTTTGTTGTTGATTAGTTGCATTAAATTGTGAAGAAGCATTTACTGCAGCTTGATCTGACAACATAAATTGTTGCTTTAGTTGTGCATTAGTTAAAAACTCTTGTTGTTTATTTGATAAATTTTGCATATCCAACTGAAAGTAATTTTGGGCATTAGTAATCATAGCCTGTTGTCTATTACTTAAGTTTTGGAATATCATATCTTTATAAGTTTGAGCGTCTGCTTGTGCTATCTGTGTCGATGCTCTAAGCACACCTTCAGCTACTGCATCAGCTGCTATTGTACTAGCTGATAATCCTCTTTGTGCCATGGCTGCCATAGCCATTTTTTGTGCACCTCTAGCAAATGCAGGTAATGGTGTGCCTGCTGCTAAAGACGCTTCAATATCTTGTGTAATATTTTCTAATTGTCCTTGTACTGTAGCCTGGTTAGTGATACTTCCAGATGCTCCTACTGCAGGTTGTGATAACTCAGT